TGAATTTATAGTTTATGAGTAATATACACGTTTTAGAATTAAGTTCTTATACAACGCCCGTAATTCAAGAGTCGAAAAGAGACGCTTGGGTTGAGTTTGGCGAAGATAATAATTACTTTCAGTTTATCATTGATAGGTACGTTAATTCAACTACTAATAGCTCGGTAATAAACAACGTTAATAGATTAATTTACGGTCGTGGGTTGAGTGCGTTAGATGCAAGTAAAAAGCCAAATGAGTACGCTCAAATGATGGCTTTATTTCATGCTGATTGTATTCGTAAAATAGTACTGGATAGAAAAATGTTTGGTCAATTTGCAATGCAAATACATTATTCACAAGACCACAAAAGAATTTTAAAAGCATATCATATACCAGTGAATTTATTACGTGCTGAAAAGTGTAATAAGGACGGTGAAATAGAAGGTTATTATTATTCAGATAATTGGTTGGACGTAAAAAAATACGCACCTAAAAGAATACCAGCTTTCGGATATTCAAACGAACAAATAGAAATTCTTTATTCAAAGCCGTATGCGGTTGGAATGAAATATTACGCTTTGCCTGATTATCAGGGAGGGTTACCGTATGCAAAGTTAGAAGAAGAAATTGCTGATTACCTAATTAATGAAGTTCAAAAAGGCTTCGCTGGACGGGTTGTAATTAACTTTAATAATGGCGTTCCAACTGAAGAACAACAACAAATTATTACGGGAAAAGTAAAAAGTCAATTAACTGGGCCGCGTGGCGAAAAGGTTATTATAGGATTTAATAATAACCAAGAAAGCAAAACAACGGTTGACACAATGCCAGTTAACGATGCTCCAGACTTGTATAATTCATTAAGTGAGGAATGCGTAAAGAAAATTATGTTAGCGCATAACGTTACTTCGCCGCTTCTTTTCGGTTTAGGTTCGGCTAATGGTTTTAGTTCAAACGCTGATGAATTAAAAAACGCTTCTATTTTGTTTGACAATATGGTTATTAAACCTATTCAAGACCAAATAATAGATGCCTTTGATAAAATTTTAGCATTTAACAGTGTTTCTTTGAAGTTATTCTTTAAAACGTTACAACCTTTGGAGTTCGTAGATTTAGAAAACGCACAAAACGAAGAGCAAGTTGCTGAAGAAACAGGAACGGAACTAAGTAAAGATTTTAAGATAGCTGAAGCGTTAATTAATTTAGGCGAAGACGAACCCGAAAACTCGATTCTAATAGACGAATACGAAGTAGATTATGATTCGGACGACAAAGAGAATGAAACGCTTTCTAAAGAGCCTAAACAATCGTTTTTAAGCAAAATAGTAAACTTAGTTTCAACGGGCGACAATAGACCTAATATTTCAAGTAAGCAAGACGAAGTAATTGAAGGTATTAAATTCATTACAAGATACGTTTATGCTGGTAAAACAAGCGCTGATAGTCGTGAATTTTGTAATAGAATGATAGCGGCTAATAAGATTTACCGTAAAGAAGATATTATTAAAATGGGTTCTGAAGTAGTAAACAAAGGTTGGGGACCACGTGGTGCAGATACATATTCAATTTGGTTCTATAAAGGTGGTGGTAATTGTAACCACCGTTGGAATAAACGTGTTTACGCTACATTTAGCGGTAAAGCAATTGACGTTAATAGTAAAGAGTTAAAACAAGTTGCGGTACGTAAAGCTGAAAAGTTAGGGTACGTCGTAAAGAATGATTCTAAAGTAAGTCAATTACCTAAGGATATGCCAAATAACGGATTTTTACCAACTAATAAAATATACGGGGAATAATGGCAGAAGCTTTACTCATAACACGACAAGACGTTGTTAAGTTCACTGCAATGAACGGCAACGTGGACACTGACAATTTTATTCAGTACGTCAAAATAGCGCAAGACATTCACATTCAAAATTACTTAGGTACTGATTTACTTGAAAAACTAAAATCTGAAATTATTTTAGCGGCTTCAGGAATACCGACAGCAATTACAATAAGCAACCAAGGAACGGGATACACTACAGGAACTGCTATAAATACAACAAGCGCAACGGGAACGGGTCTAAAATTAAATATTACTGCGGCTGGTGGTTTAATTACTGCGGCTACAATTGACACGGCGGGTACGGGTTACACGGTAGGAGGTACGGCAACGGTAACGGGCGGCACAAATGGAGCGGTTACAATAAGTTCAATTTACACAATACCAACTGATTACAATAATCTTTTAGTTAACTATGTAAAACAAATGCTTATACACTGGGCAATGGTTGAATATTTACCCTTTGCGGCTTATACAATAGCGAATAAAGGGGTGTACAAACACAATTCGGAAAACGCTACTAATGTAGAAAAAGTAGAAATTGATTTCTTAATAGAAAAAGAGCGTTCTATTGCACAACATTACACTGAAAGGTTTATAGATTATATAAGCTTCAACAATGATTTATTTCCTGAATATAATAGTAATTCAAACGGGGATATGTACCCCGATACAAATAATAATTACACTGGCTGGTATTTATGAAGAACTACAAACCAAAAGACGAAAACATAAAGAAATTATTAACGTATTTAAGTAAGCAAAATGGCAAACGTAAAGATAAGTCAATTAACGGCGAAAGGAAGTAATTTAGTTGCTTCGGATAGGTTCGCAATTGCTGAAGATGCTGGAGGCGGAACGTTTGCAAGTAAATACATTACGGGAGCTGAAATAGTAACTAAAAATATTAACACTTATTCGAGTACGTTAAACAATTTAGTTTTAGCCGATGCGAATAAAATCATTAAAGTAGATAATAATTCTGCTAACGATTTAAGAATACCAACAAACACAAGTCAACCGTTTCCAATAGGCACGGAAATAATTGTAATTCAGTATGGTACGGGACAAACTACGGTAGCACCAACTGCGACGGTAACAATGCGAAGTAGTGGGGGCAAGAATAAACTTTCGGCACAATATTCACAAGCTACGTTAATAAAGATAGGAACTAATGAATGGGTTTTATCTGGAGATATAACAACTTAGAAAAATGGCAAATGCAAACGGATGGGGCGACGGTGCTTCAAATAATAATATAGGATGGGGAAAAGGTGCTGATAATGCTATTGGCTGGGGTTCGGTTTATTCCGTTTCTGAAGCTGGTGCAACTGATATTGTAGGAACTCCAGCGGTTGACCCAGATGCTCAAGCATTCATAACAGCGGCTGCAATTACAGACCCTACTCAACAAGGTGCAATTAATACTTTGGTAGTTGACTTAAAAGGATATTCACTTTGGACAAAGTTCAAAGCAATTTATCCAATAGTTGGTGGTACTGCTGCAAGTCATGCGGTTAATCTTAAAACTCCAGGAACTTATAATTTAACATTTTCAACTGGCTGGACACACGCAAGTACTGGCATGACACCGAACGGAACGAGTGCTTATGCTAATACTTCATTAGCTCCATCATCACAATTATCTTTAAATTCAACGCATATTTCTGGATATATAAGAACTAATTTAGTATCACAAGCTCCAATGTTAAGTTCTGAGAATGCGGGAAGTTATGACAATGGATTGTACATTTGGCCTCTACAAAGTCAGGGTTATTATTCAGTTAGAATAAATGACAATACAAGTACATTTTCAACTGTTACTTACGATATTAGAGGTTTTCATTTAGCGACAAGAACAGCATCTAATGTTAAAAAATATAGGGTAAACACTGCACAAATATTTAACGATACAACTGGCTCAACAGCTTTAAACACAAGTAGTATCTATATTGGTGCATCAAGAAATAATGCTAATTATTTTAACAATCAAATAGCTTTTAACTCAATAGGAGACGGTTTAACAGATACGGAAGCAGCTAACTTTTATACAGCAGTACAAGCATTTCAAACAACTTTAAATCGCCAAATCTAATGGAAGGTAGAATAGTAACAAACCAAACAGCAGAGGAACTACAGGGAGTGTTCTTTGATTCAGATACATTCTTTAATTTTGTTCAAGATATTAATGATGTATATTTTTTATTCTTAAGTGAACAAGACGAAGCGGATATTGCACCAACTGAATATGCTTATTTATTAGATATTCCTTTGAGTCCGTTCGAGCCTAAGCCTTCACCTTTTCCACCAATTGAAAACTAATTATGAAAATGATACCTATTACACAATTTTTAGAAGTGATAAAAAAACAAGGCGCAGTCGGAGTACTTGCATTATGGTTAACGTACACGCATTTCGAGGTGCAAGACGTTAAAGAGCGTTTATACAACTGTTTAGATAAAAACGAATATTACAATAGAAAACCTATTGAAGAAAAACAACCACCTTTACCAAGTGTAAAAAGTGATACGGTTGCGGTAATTGAAAATAAAAGCCGTAAATTAGCGAAAAAATAATTTATGACAAACGTAAAGAATTACACGGATAAACAACTTTTAGACAAGGCAAAGAGTTTGCCTACGTTTAAATATATTCCAGCTGGTATATGGCTTTTATTTGTGCGTTCAAACGAAGATGCAAATAATGTTTTTGACGATAAAGTGTATATCTTTAAAAGCCAAGCGTTCCAATTTGTTACTTCATGCACAACAAACAAAGGAAACAAGGGAACGGCTGTAATGGAGTTTGATCGTTGGAATTATGATTCACACGCTTACGGACTTCATAAAGGTAAAATGGAGGCACTTAGACAAATAAAAGGTGTTCCATATCGTAGAGACTTTACAAACGACCTTAAAACGAATCCCACGACTGAAATAAAAACGGATAATATTTTCATGAATATTCACGGTGCAACTTATAATAAAGGCAGTCAACAGGTAGCTACTCAAATTGGTGGTTGGTCTGAAGGGTGTTTAGTATTAAATAATAATACAGATTACGAAAGAACGGTAAAACTTGCAAAAGATTACCCAAGTATTTCAACTTGTTTAATAAACGAATTTTAAAAATGGCAAAGAAAAAAATTACAATTGACACGGATAATTTAGACGTGAATTTAGAAAAAGACGGAACGAGCTTAAAAGTAGATATTGACACAAAGAACGTAGATATTAAAATAGTACGTGACGAAATAAACAAAGAATTTAATTTAGATTCAAAGAATATAGATATTCACGTGGAAAAGACCCCTGAGGGCGTTGAGGTGAAAGTTGAGGCGAAGGGGGTTTTGTGGAAAGCAATTGCTAAAAGAATAGTAAAATTTGTTTTAAGGCGTTTCAAAGTAGGAAAATAATTTTTTATATTTGTACGCATTTCATACGATGCTTTGTTTAATTTACGATTGAAAGACCCCTATTTCGGTAGGGGTTTTTTTATGCTCAAAAAAAAAATATTAAAAAAAATACTAAAAAGTTTGTTATATTAAATTTTTATATTAATTTTGGTCTATAATTAAAAACAAAGGATATGAAAAAATTAAATCAACAAAAAGAAATTTATTTTAAAGGTCAGCTTTGTACTTTTATTTACTGGGAAACATTAACATCAAAAAATGAAGTAGCGGTAAAAATAGGAACTGGAATTTATAGTGTAAATATTAAATCATTAAAAAACTAATTATGAAAAAACGAACAGGAATTTTAATTAACTCAATAATTATTTTGTTGGGTGCTAACTACGAAAGCTATTTATTATTAGGTGCTGGCGTATTATGTTTATCTTTAGTATTAATTTCTAAAACTAAAAGACATGAACTCAAAAATTAAAAACGTGGTTAACACGTATTTTCCTCACCGTCCTAACGTAGCTTATTTAAAGCGCAAGTGGGTAACTAAAATTTGTCCTGAAGACAAAGGCGGTTCCTTCAACGAAAAGCTATACAATGATTATTTAGACGCTATAATAAATTACACAAAATGAACTGGCAAATTAAGCAAAAACGAACAAAACAAGTAAGCGTTACGTTCGAGTGGACAGAGAAAGGCGATTTAATAGCTATTTTAAGCGATTTAAGCGCGTTAATTAGCTCGGGAGTAGAAACGTACCACAATCAAAAGAAAAGCATTCTAACGGCAGATAAATGGCACGAAATAGAATTTAGCCAAAAGTACGTAGATAAAATTCACGAAGAAGTAGAATCCGATATTAATGGAGAATTAAAATTAGTAATAAAAAGTAAGATATGAAAACAGCAGTAGAATGGTTATTTGAGCAATATGTAAACAAAAGTATTATTACTATTAAAGACATTGAACAAGCCAAAGAAATGGAGAAAGAGCAGATGATTGAATTATGGAATATAGCAGTAACTTGTGAATCATTTGAACAATACTACAACGAAACCTTTAAATCAGAATAGAATGGCAGAAGAAGCAAAAATGGCTTTATTACTGGCTGCGGTTGGTTTTATAGCAATAGTAATTGGATCTATTTATAATAAAATAAACGAAAAATGAAAACAGAAGTAACTTTAAAAGAATTGTATTTAACACGTACGCCTTTTGCTATTATAAAAGCGGAAGAATTCGGAGGCACAATTTACTCTTTAGTATTTAGAAATCAGGGAATCAAAACATTTGAAATAGAAAAAGACGAAATAAACTATTTCTTTACTATTCAATCTAAGGCTAAGAAAATAGATTTTGGATATGAAGGTAGCGTGTTTGAATTCTTTGACTTTAAAAACAAGTTAAGCGTAGTAACAAGACATCAATTTATTGAAGGTTTAAGACGTGGCGTAAGATGAAAGTAAGACGTAATTTAACGCGGTTTAAACTACCTTCAAAGTGTGTAAGGTATAAATACTTAATGCGCAGCTGGAAAAGTAATTTAAAATTAATAATAAAAACAATCAATAATGAGTTCGACTAAAGAAAAATTAAAGCTACAATTTGAAAATTATAATGGTTCGAGTTTATTTATAGAATTGTGTTTTAAAGCATTTGAGAAATGCGGCATTAAGGAAAAGCAAACAACTTATTTTATAAACAATCATTTTAGACAAGAACAGAAATTAGAAAATAATTGCGACTATGCCGCCATGCGTAAATTAGCAGCGCACTGGAATAACGTTTCCTTTGATAAATTAAATAATTTTGACTATATAAATTATCAATATTGTTTGTTTACGGTGGCGAAATATAGAATTATTGCAAAAGAATTTGAATGGTTCGAGTCTGAATAAGAAATTATTTGTATATTTGTACATGGTTAGAGTCTCAAACATAGTTAACCTAAGGAAATTATTAACCCTTTCAATGATGCTGACGTGAGACTCCAGCTGATTTGATTGGGTTTTTTTATGCTTAAAATTTTAGAAAATGGCAAAAGACAAAAAAGGATTTATTTTGTACGCTGATCAAAAAGCAATTTTTGAACAACTACCTAATGAGAAAGCGGGTGAATTGATAAAGTTTATATTTTCATATGTAAATGATGAGAACCCAGAAACAGACGATTTAATTATTAAGTTAGGATTTACACCTATTCAACAACAATTAAAAAGGGACTTGGTAAAGTACGAAGAAACTAAAGAAAAACGAAGTGAAGCGGGCAAAGCTGGTGCTAACAAAAGATGGCAAACAATAGCAAACGATAGCAAACGCATAAATGATATAGCAAAAATAGCTGATAATGTAAATGATAATGTTAAAGATAAAGAATATATAGATTTTCAAGCGTTGCTTGAGGTTATTAATTTTTCTTTTAGTAGAAAGTTTGAAATGATAAATGAAGTTACACAAAAGAAATTCAACAAGCTTTTAAAAGATGGATATAAAAAACAAAATATTCTATTTGCTATAAAAAATTGTGCAAACGATACCTTTCATAAAGAAAATAATTATAAATATTGCACTCCTGATTATTTTGCAAGACCTAAAACAATTGATATGTACGGTAATGATTTACCAATTGGTATTGTAGAAGAAAAAAACGCAAACAACACTTTCGCATGGGACAGATAGACGGATTTAAAATAACTGAAACTTCAGATGTAATAGATAAAATCTTTAAACACCGAGATAATTACCACGTCAAAGGCAAGTATTTAGGATTTGAAGTAATGGATAAACACTATTCAATGAGTTTAGGTAATTGCACGGATTGGACGGGTTTTCCTATGAGTGGTAAAACGCAAGTATTAATGGAGTGTTTAATGAATACTTCTAAATTTTACGGTTGGAAACATTTAGTTTATTTTCCCGATGTAGGTAACAACGTTGAAATATTAGCCGATTTATTACACAAAAAAACGGGTAAAAGTTTTGACCCGAAAGCACATAACACAATAACGGACGCTGAAATTACCCGTGAAATGGACTGGGTGCTAAATCATTTTAAAATATTAACACGAAAAGACACAAAAGGAAAAATAACACCCGTTGACTTTTGGAAAATGGCGGTTGAATTAAAGTACGAAGAAGGACTTCATACGGCTTCAATTGATAGTTGGAAGGACTTAAATCACGAATACGAAAAATACGGTGGTTACGCACAATATTTAGAATACGTTTTGCCTTTGAGAAATTATTTAGCTGAAGAAAACAATCTACATTTTCATACAATAATACACCCTAAGCTAACTGAAAAGGAAAATGGTAAAAGAAACGCACCTACGCCGCATGATTTAAAAGGTGGTAGTGAATGGTTTAATTCAGGCAAGTGCATGATAACAGTACACCGTGAAAACCCGAGTACAAACGAAGTACAAATTTATTTCAATAAGATTAAGCCACGATCGATAGGCGAAGTAGGAGAAATATTACTACGTTTTGATAAAAGTAAATTTGTGTATTACGTTGATGAATGGCAAGGTAACCAAAGTTTCAATAAGTACGCACAAGAAAAACACGAATCAAATAGTTTTCCTGTTAAACAATCTGTATTAAAGCCTGATATTGTAAACGGAAAAGAATTACTTTCGTTTAGCGAACGAATGAAGCAAGGCGCATTTGAAGAATTAAAACCAATTGAAAACAAGAATGGCGAAATGACTATGCCTTTTTAAATTAAGAAATATGTTAGAAATGATAAAACGTAAAGCTGGTTTAAACGTAGTTTACTGGAAAATAAACAATACTCTGGAAGAAATAAAGCAAAAAAGACCTGACCGTAAAGACCTAATTGAATCAATGGAAAAGAGTTTAACTCAAGTAGGCGAAGCGGTGCAATATTTAAACCACGTAGATAAAATGCTGATGGCTACGAATAGACGAAACCACGAATTAGAACTTGAAAACATAATGCTAAAACAAGAGAATAAAAGCTTAAAAATAAATGTAGAAAAATTAATTGAAGGAATATGACAAGAGAAGAAAAATGCAAATTAGCAATAGAAAGAGGATTTACTTATAATCCTGAAACTGGAGATATTTTATATAATAATGTTAAAAAATATATCTATACTTGTTTTAACGGTTATATTATATTACATATTTATTTTAATAAAAAATTATTTATTTTAAAGGGTCATCAATTTTCTTGGTATTGGGTTAATAGAGAATGTGTTAATGAATTAGACCATATCAATGGTATTAGAGATGACAATAGAATTTGCAACTTAAGAAGTGTAAATAGACAACAAAATAATTGGAATAGAGCAAGGTCAAAAGGATTTTATAAAACATCTTATAAGAATTCAATATATTATATAGCTCAAATTAGATTAAATAATAAAACTATTCATATAGGTTGTTTTGATACTGAAGAAAAAGCACGTAACGCATATTTAGAAGCAAAACAAAAATACCACGTAATATGACAAAAACACGAAAATGTCGTTATTGTAAAAAACAATTCCAACCAATTACAACGCTACAAAAGAACTGTTTTGAGCCTAATTGCGTAGCTGAATGGATAAATGATGTAAAACAAAAGAACTGGCAAAAGAAAAAAGCGAAGTTAAAAGCCGATTTAATGACCGTTCAGGACTACATAAAATTAGCGCAGCAAGTATTTAATAAATATATCAACCTACGAGATAAAGGATTGCCTTGTATAAGCTGCGACAAGCCAATTACAGGACGCGTAAACGCTTCGCATTACTTTAACGCTAATAACCATTGGAACGTTCGTTTTAATGAATTTAACGTACATTCATCTTGCATTACGTGCAACCAGTATTTAAGTGGTAATTTAATCGAATATAGAAGTAGATTAATTAACAAGATAGGAATTGAACAATTAACACTTTTAGAGCTGGAAGCTAATAAAACACGGAAGTTTACAATAGACGAATTAAAGCAAATAATTAACAAGTATAAATTAAAGATTAAACAATATGGAAATTAAATTAAAATGGATTTACCCAACTAAGGTAAAAAACAAGTATGGTTACGTTTATAATTATTTTTACGTTCGTAGGAATAGGCAGTATCTTTATTCAAGTCAAAGGTTAGAAGATGCGCAAGACTTTGTAATTCGATATGCTGAAAAGAATAACATTAAAAACATTTACAAATGATTACGGGATTTGAAGAACACACCAGCGAATTAACAGCTGAAGAAATGGAAATACTAAATATAGTAATTCACGGATTTAGACAGTACAAGAAAAACAATCCGATTAAGAGCGAATTAATAGTAACACGAATGAATCAGTATCTACAATTACACGGATACAAAATTAAAATGACTGGTCCGCGTTTACGCAAAATGGTTAATTACATACGTTCAAATGGCTTAATTCCTTTAATAGCTAACTCACAGGGATATTTTACAAGCGATTGTAAGCAAACTATACTTGAACAAATAACAAGCCTTCAGGAACGCGCAAATTCAATTGAACGCTGCGCACAAGGATTAAAGAAATTTTTGTAGTTTTTTTTAAAAGCTATTGTTATATTAAAAATTAATATTATATTTGTAGAAAATTAAACAAAGTTATATGAAACATTTATTAAAAAGTCTGGCAGCGTTCCAGCAAGAAGTG